TTTGTGCTCCATCATTTTTTCGTATTCTCCGCGACGACGCTCATATTTTTCAATAGGGTCTAGCATAAGCCACGGTTTTTGCCTTTTCCCTCCACTATTTTTTGGAAGTTTATCTCTTAATTCCGACAAAGACTGGCGGTTTCTGTTTCGTGTAAACATGCTCATTATACTATTCCTGCGCTAGAGTATTTGATTTCTTGTTCGAATCCGTATTTACGGTAGTGTGTTTTGTTCTTGAGCTTCTCACCAAAGCGTTCAACTGAAAGCACTGCGTATCTCATTGCCGAGATCAGGTCGTCCTTGATCGGAACTACTTTTCCGTTTTTCCGATGATACAAGCGCATTTCTTCCAGAGTTTCTGCACAGGACTCAAAAATTTGCAAACGGCCTGTTTCAAACCGTTGTAGCATTTCGCTGATGCCTGCTTCAATCGAGTTATTACCATTTAGCTTACCTTCTGCCGGTGGGTTGGTAAAGTGTTCTGGTAGCATATAGACACCTAGGTCTCTGTACTGCTGTGCCAACTGGATGCCGGAGCCTTTGTCATGCTGTAGTCCGTCATGTGGGAAGGCTACAGGTATGCCCGGCGTCCTGCCGTTCAGTGCTGCTGCATGTGTCAGCGGTGTCTCTTTGCTTCTCCTGTATTCGTCATAGACGTAAATTATGTCATCGTCTGCGTCAAATGCGACCCAACTGATGGCAGTGGGGTGATCAAAGCCAAAGTCAATTGCAGCCAGCCGGGGGAAATGTTCTGGCAAGTCGAAGTCTTCGCAGACGATGTCCTCTTCTGAGACAGGAAAGACCAACCCTGAGCCAAACACCGGAATGCCCTTTGAGCGCATGTCCCGCTCTGCTGGGCTATAGACAGCTAACAGCTGCTCCTTTGTTTTTTCGTCTAGGTGGTCTACGTCGTCCCATGTTGCTGTGATCAGGCTCTGACCCGGTTTCAGGTCGTTCATAAAAGCCGAGACTACGGATGTCATCCCCCGCTCCGGGGTGAAAGTCATATAGACAATCCCATCTGTATCGGCGGTTCGCGTTATGCACTGGCTGAAGATTTCCTGCTTTGGTTCCTCGTCTAGCCAGACAACGTCTATTGCCTCGCCCATGAACTTTTCAAAACCCTGTTCGTAGGCTTTGAAACTTATCTGGGAGTTGCCTCCTGACCTGTGCTTGACCAGCACGGATGAGTAGGCATTTGGTACACCCGGTTTACGCACTGTTTCAACGATGTTGTCCAGTGGGACAGACCCAGTGCCTTTCTTTGTTGGGTCTTGTGGGTTACCAAAAAGTTCTTTCTGGATGATGTCTCTGGTGGTGTCGTTTGACTCACCAGCTGCCCACGCCCTGATCGGCTTGTTAAACCTGTGCCCCTTCCACCACTCCGGATAGTCTCCGGTCAGGTGGTATGCTGTCTCCGCTGCTCCACAGTAGGTTTTCCCTACCCGGTTAGCTGCCATTAAGATGCGTTGTGGACAATTTTGACCCTCAGTGTGAAACTTTGTCTGGTAGTCATATGGGTCGTATTGTTCAATGCGTCTTGTTTCTAGCCGCCGTTGTTTCTCTTGGAGTAGCTCTAGAACCTTTTCCTTATCCACGTAGCTTTACCACGTTTTTAGACAATCGTTCGATCTGTTCGTCTAGCTCTGCGTCAGTCAGGTCCGTGACCTCTTTGACTACAGTTTCCTGCTTGTGGACTGCGTCGTAGCCCGCCCTAGACAGAATGTCTCTGGCAGCGTTGAGCTTGACGTTCTCAGATTCTGCCTCGCGCATCAGACGCTCTAGAACAGTCAGGGCCAGCGTTGCTGTTTCACCTACCCGCTCCTTGATCCGCTTTTCAATATGCAGCCAAAGGTGGCGCTGTAGCCGCTTGGCACGGTTCTTGGCATGGGCTAGCTCTTGGTTACAGACAAACCCCGCTTCAAAAAAAGCATCAACTGGTTCACAGTGGTTGTCTACAAGCTCAATGACGAACTGGTGTTCCCTCTCTGTCAGATCAGCGTCCAGAGACTTAGGTTCGACATAGCTGGGATACTTCCCTGTTTTCTTAGCCATTGAATGTCCCCCAGATCATTAGTGCAACAATGTAGACGATGTATGCTCCTAAGAGAATACAAGGTGTCCACAAAATGTACTTCATACTGCTATTATACAGTATGTTAGACAAAGTGTCAACAGGTTTTCAAAATACCCCCCAGAATGGACGCAGAGAACATGACAATAATAAAAACACCGTGGGGGGTCGTTCACGTTTTGTTCTCACTTTGTTCTCAGACGTGAACAAAACTGGAACAAACCATGAACATCCAAAGTGTTGCAAGATTGTCACACTGTTGCACACCGGCCACAGACCAAGTGTTGCAAGATTGTCACACTGTTGCCCAGGTGCCACACTGTTGCAAGATTGTCACACTGTTGCGGATCGGCAACGGTGGACCAATTGTGTTTTCAATGTGGCACATTGGAAAAATTCTAGAGTGTGTGTGTGCGTGTACATACAACGTTTATTGCGTGCATTTGCACGATATAAGTTTTTGTTATGTCTGATATCACGTTTGCATATATCGGATCGATATAATGAAAACATATGGCAAACACCATTGCTAAGCATTTTTGATATATGCCTGTTAAACGGGCATATAGCGCCATACAGCGCGATTAGTCTTTTCAGGTATGTACCTACCCGGCACGTGCGACATGGGCACCCACGGGCCATCCTAGGCCATGCACTAGGCGCATACCTAGGCCCATGAGATATGCAGATTTGCCGTGTCAATAGACACAAGCGGGTATCAGGTATGCAAAATTGGAAACACATTGCCACAATTTTGTCATAATTTGAGATATAATGGGGATTGTTAAACGGAAAACAGAAAGGATATTTCCCATGTTCAAACGTTCGCCCCTTAATGACGGCACCCACGGCTATCGCTACTCTTGGGGACTAACCCGGAAACGCGTGGCCAAAAAGCGTTACGGGATCACATTTGGTCCCACTATGATCGGGACACATTACGGCAAACGTTCGGTCTACATCGAACGTAAATCGCCCGCAAACATGCTCTGGAATTTCGCGGGTTAACACGTCGGAGCGGGCGGGCTATAATGCTCGCCCGTTCTAATGTGTTAACCTGTAGGGAAAAACCCATGAAAGTAAAAGACGCCAGACAAGCCGGGAAGATCAGCACCGGCAACACTAAAATGCCCGGTACCACGTTTGCCATCGATGCATTCGCTTGTATCACGGGGTCCAAACTGGCCAAGATTGCCGGTACCCCATGCGCCAGTTGCTACGCTCGCCGGTTACAGAAAATCCGCCCTAGTGTCGACCAAGGCTGGAAAGACAACTTGGCCCGGTGGCAATCGACGCCTAGGCACCAATGGGTTGCCAGCATGGTATTCCAGATTGAACGCTATAACGTAGACGGATACCATCGTTGGTTCGATAGCGGCGATCTACAATCGATCGATATGCTAGATGCAATCGCTGAAATTGCACGGCTAACCCCGTCGATACGCTACTGGTTGCCGACACAAGAGCGACGCATGGTAGCCGATTGGCTAGCGGCCGGTAACACCATGCCAGACAACCTAAACGTTCGTGTATCGGCCTCTAAACTGGACGGAGACAAGCCACAAGGGATCAATGGCTCACAAGTGTACACCGTTGAACCAAAGGGATACGCCTGTCCCGCCCGCACACAAGGCAACAACTGCGGCGATTGTCGCGCCTGTTGGGATCAGACAATCGAACTTGTAAGCTATCCGAAACACTAGGGAGTTAGAGACATGAAATGCAAACGATGCAACCAAGGCCCAATTGAATACATTATTAGGCAAGGTTGGGAAGACATATACTACTGCATGGAGTGCAACCTTGAACGCAAGGTAGACCTGCGCAGACAACTGGAATTGATAGACCATGACCTACGAAGGGAAGAGGAGGCGGCACAATGAAAAAAATATTTTGTCGCACCCCTTGAAATTCAGACGAACCGCACTATATACAATATTGTTATAACCTAGTGTTATAGACATAGTGTTTATAACACTTAGTTATAACAAGATTGTTAACAATTGGAGAGCGTATGCAGATTGTCTTACACACCACGGACCAAGAGTTCCAAGATGCCCACCTGTTCGCAGACAAGGGCAGAGGTAAAAACGTCCAGCTCAGGCGAGAC